ACCGGCTTAGTCGCAGCCTTAAAAATCTCTTTAGCAACTTTTAGCTTTTGTTCCTGCTGATCTACAGTAATCATATCCTGAGATAAATTAGATTGTAGTTCCTGAATTTCGCCCGTAGAAAGCTCGCGAGGAAAAGAAAACAACTCTACCTTTTCGGCAGAATTTTTCAGTTGTTCCAGCCTTTCAATAGCGCTTTCACTTTTTAAAATTTGTTTTTCGATTTTTATATTTAATTATTTAGTTACTAATTAAAATCCGCCAAACTCTTTTGGCATACAGCTTTTATTTTCAAATAAAATCCAGCTGATTTTTACAAATATTTTTTTGAATAGATTCATCTTTTTTTTATTTAAAATTTTCTCCACAATCATTACATTTCCACACCTGGTCCGGATGATTTTCGGCATAATGATAACTAGAATGGTTGCAATTATTTTCAATCATTCCGGTAATTGATTTTTTCAAAGGCGGTTGACAATAGACTTTCCAAAAACTAATTACCAGTGCTAACACAAACCAAATTACCATTGCAATCAATCCGATCATTATCCCAATAATCAGAATCCAAAAACACAATTTAAAAGCTGCTACCATTTTGTTGAGAGTTTAATTTTTTAAAATATTCTTCACGTTCCTTAAGCCTACGCTCAAATTCCTTATCTGATTTTCGATAATAAAGCATCGAAATCAACATAATAGCTACTAGCAAAACATCAAAAATCATTACCAGGCTAATCCAAAAATCTAAATTGCTATTTATATACATTTTCCACATAGTTTACATTGTTCAATCATTTCAAAATACGGTTCCGGATAACAAAGATTCAAACCTTCGCACTGCAATACTTCTTCATCAATAACAGTGATTTCCTTGATAGTTGGTGTAGTTTCAATCTTCATAACCCAATCGTCTTATTGCAATCGTTAATACCATTACTCTACGTTTCCCGCCCGTTTCTCGATATGTTTCTGTAGGCTTAATTTTACCGTTCAATATCCAGTCGTTTACTGTTTTCTTATCTTTCACAGGAAGTAATCTATGATCTGCAATTTCTTTAAGCGAAAGCGCCTTTCTACGCATCAATCGCTTGCGGTCCATATCCTTTGTAGCTTCATATTCATGAGCTGAAACAATAACCAAACCTTGCGATTTTAACGTTTCAATAAATTCCGATGCATTTATGTAGTTTATTGCTGCCATGATTATTCGGTTTTCATGTTTTCAAGAATCCTAACTAAATCAATATTCAATAATTTATCTTTTACACGTCCTGCCCAAAAATTATTCAATTTTTGCATTCCAGATAAAGTATGGTAAGATCTATCTTCGTCCATAATCAACTCAACGAAAGATTCCCTCTTAACAAATCCAGCTCGTTTATAATCATTTAGGATTAAAACTGAATTTGCCAATAATTCCATTTCATCATCTACAGGATCAATTAATATCGTTTTTTTCATATCTTTGCTTTTGTCTTGTCAAACTTGGCATATAAATTGTTACATACAATCATATTGTTTGACATGACAAATATATAAAAAGTTATATAACAATTGCAATAAATGTATAACTTTTTACACAAATAAATCAATATTAATTTTAATACATTAATTATGAACAAGTTAGAAAAAGTAGAACACATAAAAAAAGTGTGCGAACAAGAAGATATCACCGCTTATAAGATCGCCCAAGACACCGGACTAAGCGCAGTAGGCATTCAGAAGATATTGAATTCAGAAACCAAAAATCCAAATAACTCCACTTTAAGTATATTAATGGAATATTTAGAAGAAAAGGTAACTGGAAAAGACATTGGAAAAATACAGGAATCAGAATCTGTTTACTCTAAAAACGATTTAGACTTGAACAAATATGTTAATTGTATCGAAAGAGAAAATAAGTTAACAAAGGAAATTCATAAACTTCACAACATTTTGAGAAAGAATAATATTGATTTTAAAGATTTCTTTGAAGAAGAAGATAAAGAAGCGTAATTTTTTTACTACATTTATAAAAAAAATAAATAAATGAAAAAAAATATACTATTGTTATTACTATTTTCAATAAACTGTTTTTCTCAAACAAAACAACCTGAAACTAATTTTTATTTAGAAAACGGAAAAGTATATTGGCAAAATATTTATGAAGTACCAGGTAAAAATATTGATGATTTAATCCAGTATTTTAGGAAAGAAGTTTTAACAGATATCAAACAAGATAATTTTCAAATTATTGATAACACTATAAGTTTTGTTATCGATAACGACAAAGTAAATTTTAAAAAATATGGAGGAACTACAATGGGAACCGCAATGTTTATTCAGTACTATTATAAATATCTAGTAGTAATTGATTTTAAAGAAGAAAAATATAGAGTTACTGTAAAAGATATTTTTTTAGACAACAAAAATATAATGGTACGAGATAGCGGTAATTTCGAAGAATATATAACAAAAAAGAAAAACACAGAATTTACCACCAATAGTATAGCCATTAAAGGTTTACAATATTTTCACAAGGATTTTTTAGATAAATTCGACATAAATACCGAATCCAAAAAAAATGATTGGTAAAATATATAGATTATATTTTACCCAATAATATCAAACAGCGCTTTATCCCGGATAGCTTCGGGATATTTATCTTTATAATAATTATCAACATCATCTCGTTCGTGGCCCATTAATTCCCGAATAACATCTGTTTCAATATTTAGTGTTTTAGCCATATTAGCAAAAGTATGGCGCGCTACTTTTATACCCAAATTTCCCCCATCAGGCAAAATTTCAATTTCGGCAGCCTTTTGTAATAGAATTATATCACGCTGGTAATTCCCCCTAAAAGTCACATAAGATTCAATCTCTTTTTTCCAAGGAAAAAGCCAGTCACCATCCTTTGGATACTTGTCAATAATCGCTTGTGCTTTTGGGTGCACTTTCAAATCAATTCGGGTTCCGGTATTGGTTTTGGTCCGCTCAAAAACGATTCGACCTTTTCTGATTTGGCGTTTTTTCAAATAATACAAATCAATTAGATCACACCCGCCAAAATAAAACTGCAGCAAAAACAAATCCACATATTTTTGTTTGGCAGTTTTCAAATCCAATCCCTCTAATTTTTGCAAAGTAGCTCTATCCAGGTACTTTTTTTGAGAATCATAAGAGCGGGTTTTCAAATTATCAAAAACACCTTTAAACGGTTTTTGGTCCGCAAATTTATGTATCAAAATCCCTTTATTGTAAATGGTCCGCAATGTGCGTAAATATAAATGTATAGTAGCATTAGAATTCCCAATCGACTGATTGTAATTTTTAAATTGCATCAAAATAGTGTAATCTAAATTTTGTAATGAGACGTTTTTACCAAAATTCCCAAATTGCGCGATCACATTTTCGTAACATTTTACGTTACCTAATATTTTATTTTTGGCCTTCAAATCATATTTGCCTAAATTTTCAGCCACAGTTTTCATTTCGGCAATCAATTTTTTAGCATAATCAATAAATCCAATTTGCGAAAAATCCATCGCAAACAGATCCTGGTATGTTTTTTCAACATCATTAACACCACTCAAAATCAATTTGCGCGCTCTAATTTTCAACTCCATTATAATAGGAGCTAAAACATCATAATCCGGATGCTTACTTGAAATTGTTTTTGCTTCCTGGATAAAATGATTCGCTTTACAAAAAGCAATATTTTTTCTTTTACGTTTCCCTTGATGCGAAATCTGAATTGCCAAAGGAAATCCTTCGGCCGTTTCTTTTTCATTATCGAATAACTTTATATCTATTTTCATATGCAAAAAATATGCAAAAATGTTGCAAAAAGTTGTTTTTTGTTGCTGTAAATGTAGGAAAATAATAAACACGAAAAGTATAAAAACAAGAAAACCCGCTGATATAGCGGGTTTTTAATGTGAAGGCAGAAGGATTCGAACCTTCGACCGCCTGCTTAGAAGGCATATCATAATAGATTATTATGTCAATAAAATCAATACTTAACAATTTGTAAGATGTTTTTTTTTGTGTTTTTTATGCAATTTAAAATAAAAAAGCAGTTCATAACGAACTGCTTTAAGGACAAAACCAATATTAATTTTCACCTTTTAATATTAATTATCGAATGCTTATAACCAATCATGCCAAATTCCTGACTACCAATTTTCAAGTATTCTGCAGAAAACATATTACCTTTTCTATTTTGAAAATTTAGATCTAATTGATACGCTGCCTGGTTTAATTCTTTATTTAAACCAATTGCACCACCAGCCAAAAGTCTAAACACAGTTTCTTTAACCTTTACCGGAACTTCAATTTTCTTTTCTTTTATTTTGTAGTTTGGAGTGATTTCTTTGACTTCGCCTTGCACGATGCCATCGATATTTATAATTATATTTTCATCTTCAAAATTGCTTGAGAATTTATTTAAGGTAGCCGCTTTTTCAAAAATCACATCCTTTGTTGTACTATCAGCTTTGGCGAAATCCTTTTTTAGTTTTTCGTTCTCGGCAATTAGTTTTTTATTGATTGGATTTTCTTTATAAACCGTTTCACCTTTTTTTAATTGTGGCGATTTTGCCTTATTTAAAATTGACTCATTAACTGGCTTTTTAGCTTTGAAAGTTCCTTTTACTTCTGGTACAATCACTTTGACTGTTTGCGTTGCAGATTCATTCCCCTGACAGCTACGAAAAAGAAAAAAAAGCAATACTACAATTACAATATTCTTCCAATAATCAAAAAAAAGCGATTTTAATATCGCGGTGGCTTTTTTATTCATGATTTTATAGTTTTGGATAAATTATTCCGTTTTCGTCTTTTATGGTTAGTTTCTTATCTACCATTTGCTTCAATTCTCTCCAAGTAAAACCGTAATTAAACTCGAAATGCGGTGCGTCTTTGAATGATTCCCAATCTCCGCCCCAATCCCAACCTTTCGATTTAAAGTAAGCCACAATTTCCATCCAATCGGCGGTTTTGTCGCCATCGTAATCTTTCAAAGTATTCCAGGAAGCTTCTTCAAAAATCCCATCTTTATCTTTGTCAATGAGCAAAACTATGTCAAACGCTAAACCGTAATTATGAATTGATTGCCCACCTTTGGCATTCGTTACTTTTGGCTTTTTTAGGTATAAAGCATCTTGTTCTGCATTGGTTCGATATACATAAGCAAAACGCAATCGAACGCCGGCTCCCAAAAGATTATTGGCTTCATGATATTGCACGAGCAAACTTTCTCTTAGTTCCGGATGCGCTTTTTTTATTCTTTCTATTGTGATTTTATCCATGATTACTCTTTTTTATCGGTATCAAATAAATCTTTCAAGTCTCCGTTTTTCTCAAAATTGTAAATCTTATCCATGATGAATGCCGGAGGGAATTGCTTGTTCGAAAGGATATAGATATTTTTCAAAGCCTTAGATACGGGATATAATAGCGTCATAACTTGTATTAAAATCTTGAATCCTTCACCTACAAAATTATTACCAGCAGTAAGCCTAAGCATTTCGAGCATACCGTAAACTACGATTAAAACTACCCACATCAATACATTTTTTTTGAATAACTCCACCCAATTAAAAGTTCCCATTTTATTATGGAAAATAGCACCCACAAATAAATTTACCATTAAGCAAATTAGAATGAATGAAGAAAACTGCTGATTGGTTTTGAACCAAAAATTGAGTCCATCCAGCACATAAGCGATTGGTGCAAAAGTGGCCAAAACTTGAAAAAAATAACTGATTTTATCCGTAAACGTTGGCCGGTTATCTGCTAATAAAATTATTCTGCAAAGGGTTTCTTTAATGTAATTCATGAGGGCTGTTTTAGTTAGGTTTATTATTTATATTCCACCATCCGTTATAGTCCAATTATTAGGACTTCCTGTTAATATTGCTCTACCGGCACTTGAAGCGCTTGTATATTTAGCCGTTCCAAAAGATATATTTTTACTAGCCAAAACAGGCCTAGAACTCCATCCGTTATATATTGCATCTAAGTTTGCGGTTGAAAAATTAGCTGCTGATTTTCCACCCATAAAATCTATAAAACTGGCAACTTTTGAAACATTCCAACTTCCAATATTTTGATTAAAAGCATAACATTGATAAAACATTTGCTGCATATCTGTAACATTACCTACATTCCAACTACCTATGTTTTGATTAAAAACCACGTTTTGATAAAACATATAAATCATAGTAGTTACACTTGAAACATTCCACGCACTTATATCTTGATTAAAACTAGTCTGATAAAATACAGCACGCATATTAGTTACGCCCGAAACATTCCATTCATTAATTCTATTAATGCTACTAATCGACGAAACTGCAAAACAATTTAAAAGACTTGTAGTTCCCGTCAAGTCTAATACATCAGCAACGGATGATAAATTTAAATTTTGACATCCTTGGAAATAACCACCTTGTGTTGTTCCTAATTTCAAAGATCCCCAAGAAGATATTGATGTAATTTTCATTCTATCACCAGTTCCATTAAATTGCCAACCAATGCATACACCAGTAATTTTTATATTATAAATACCAGTAGTAGCATATGTATGAGTTACTGTAGAAGCATTATATACTGTAATAATATTAGAACTTCCATCTCCCCAATTAACTGTAAAATTATAAGTACCAGAAGCTATCAAAGGAAGTTTTACTTGCACTGAAGAACTTGACCCACTAGAAGTATTATATGTATTCCAAGTAGAAGAAAATACAGGTAAAGAAGGACTAAATATATAAGGATTTACTAAATTCATTTGTCGGTATTTTTGATGTACGTTGTGGGTTGGGTTTATAGCGATTTCTCCCATCCCAAATCTATATTAGGTTCTTGTCCGGCTTCTACTTGTGCAATTTTTATAGCAGCATTATCTTTATTTTTCGCCAATGCTACCGTTACAATTGCCAACTTATCAATTTGGTCTTGTTCTGCAAGTGTCAACTCTAAACTCTTAGCATCTTTATGAACACTATTAAGCATAAAAGCCATTTCGTCCTTATGAACTGCTTCGCTAAAAACTAAATTATTTGCTTCTTTTTCGGCATTTTCAATAGAGCGAATAATATCTTCATTCGGTCTTTTTTCAGGGCTGTACGTGATGCGATATTCTCTTACTCCAACATATGAAGGATGCTCTTCAAAATCATCTAAAAAGGCTAAATCAGGCAAATTGGTAGCCATAATATAAATACGTGGATCATAAGGTGGTTCTGCATAAGGAATGTTTTTTACAAGCCATTCATAATCCGGATCCATACCTTGTACGGGTTGCATATCTTCTCTAGGATAGATATCTTCTTTGATAATTTGTTTGGTCGATTTACGAACTAAAACTGCTGGTACACTCATGATTATATTTTTTATGATTAATTATGCTCTTTTTCCTTTGAATACTATTTTTAAACCTTTTCCAGTATTGCCACTTCCTATTTGTGTTGTGCTTACAGTCAATAAAGCGTCATCTGCTAAATTAACATCTGATATAACCGCAGGAACCGCAGCAGTAACGCTTGTTAGTTCCGAAGCGTCAATACTCAATAACGTGCTAAATATTGAAGTTCCACTTTCTTTCACATCTACAACTACACTACTTACCGTAGGCGCATCATTTAAACTTATTCGAACTTCACTAAGCGTCATAGCAAAAGGAACTCGGAATGATATTAAGTTTCCAACGGTTAGATTTGATGTTTCGTCAGAACACGCATAAGCAAGCTCTTCGAATATTTTAGTTTTTAAAGTTGTAGTAGTTTCGTCACCGGTATTGCTTCCTGACAAAGTAGAGATTCCTAAAAGCGTTTTTATATTATCGGTTGTATTAAAATCACTTATCTGTTTTTGCAACTTTCCAAAAGCTACCAAAACAGAATCTGTAGAGACTATTGTGCCACCGGTTACAAATGAAATTCCAGTTAACAATGTTGCTAAAACTCTTGAAGTTTGAAAATATAAATTAGAAGTTCCCTCCGGCAATTCATCGGTATTGGTAGCACCGCTTCCGGTAACTGCATTTTTAACCCAAGTACTTTCTTCATTATCCCAGTTATAATTAACCACATCAGTAGCACCAACTTCATTTACTTGTGCATAATCGCCAACATTGGCCGTTGGGTGCGCTGATATTAAAGCAGCTTCTGTAAGATAAGCGCCTTTAAAATGTTGGTTATAATCGGCAGAGTTTAGTTTTGATTCTAATTCCTCCGTTAATCCCGTTACATCAGTGATTGCAATAGGCAAAGATGCTCCGGAACTAATAATCCCAATATACTCTAAACTTGGTATGCTGGTATCATAATAATTCAATGAAAACTGGATAACCTCGTTTGGTTGTAAAATAAAATTTTCCTCGTTTGGGAATAGTAATTTAACGTTTCCAGTCCCGGAATTATGCCAAATGGTAAGCGGTGTAGCATTATGATTTTTGAATGTGAAGATTTTACCATTGCGCATGAATTCACCGCTTAAAGCTATCGATTTCACGTCGGTATTTGTCCCCATGAAATTTAGTGACGCTCTATGGTCTGTTAAATCTACTTGCTCGATTACTGCATCGTAATAACTTACTATGAAGTCGTAGGATTCTTGTTTTAGGATGTAGTCTGATCCTACAATAGGTTGCAAAGGTTCACTTATTGCGCCATCAGAAACTACTATCAAAGTAGCTTGCAGTTTATCTTTTGGCATTGGCGGGGCTACAGGATTGCTAATGCTTTCCGTTCCTGCTATACGCTGGAAGGTATTTGATTGATTCATAACAATCAAATCTATTCGTTGTTTTCCCGTTTCTGCAAAAGGAATATTAATTACCACCGCGGCAGGATTTGTATAATTTACCCCAACAATAAGCCATTCCCAACCACTATTCATAGTTAGGTTTTGGTCCGTTAGTGAAAAACCAGTTTCAGCTATCAAATAAGAGGCATTATCAATTTTAGCTTCAAGATAGTCAAAGTTGTTATTGATTATTTGACCGGCCGCTTTTGCTCCAGTTCCGGTTTTGTCACCCGTTGTTGTTCCTAAAAATATTTTTTCTAATGCCATTATTCGTTCGGGTTTTCGTCAAACGTTCTATCTTGCTGATCAAACGTTATTTCGTTAGTACTAAAATCAAAAGGAATTATCGGTTCCTTTATATCTATTTCATTTACGGGTGGAAACTTACTGTTTCCAACACCTATTCGTTTGATATCCATTATGGTTTAGAGTATATAATTACATCTTGTGAAACTTCAATAGGTAGATTTGTAACTACACCAACACCCGCTATAAATTCAGCTGTATTTATAGCCAAAGAAGATTCTGATGTGGCATAACTTCCCGATCCTGGATCATCCGGATACACATATGTTTTAAAATCAAAATACACCGTATCAGTTGCAATTACATTCATTTCCAAAGCCTTATACAAAGTATTAATGTGATAAATGGTATTCGATTCTATAATTGCTCCGTTTTTTTCGATGCTGTAAAAAGCTTCGGGCAAAACAGCTGCAGGTCCTACAATATTGGTACTTAATATTATCAGTCCCTGTAATTTTAAAGTCATATTAGGCAATAAATCCGGCGCGATTTCTAATCGATAACGGCGATCAAGCTTATTGTAATCCGTTGTAGAATCGATTGTTTCAGATACTAAAACCAAACTCAAAATGTAATCTTTGATTCTAATAATATTTAATGAATCAACTGCAGTTGCTCCTTCATTATCTGTAACTTGAATTTGATACGTGTAATAATCTTCGGTTAAGTTTTGAAAATCAGTAGCCAAAGCAAACGGGGTTTCTACGATATCACCAAAACCTCCCACCGTTTTAGTCCAAACTTGCGCATTGATATACCCATCAGGATCATAAGCAGTAGCAATTGCAGAAGCGGTTGTTTGCTCATTTGTCAAATAAATATCTTCACCAGCCAAAACAATTGGCGGGATATTATCATCACCAGGAATGGTAGAACCCGCATCTTTATAATGTGATCTACCAACGGTTATTGTTGTTTTATTATCATCAAGATTCCAGGAACAGTTTGTCACTATGAAATCTTTCATATAGCTATATTTGAACAAAATAATATCATTGAATTTCACCGCGTTTAATACTGTACAATCAAATTTTTCATGTGCTTCATTAAACATTCTACGGAATATATTAGCTACCGTTTTACTATATGAAGTATTTTCGATTTTATAAATAGCATCGGTCCATTGCAACCAATGACTACGTGATTCAATCACATCATCAATGGCATATTTTTTTACCGAAAATGCTCCTGAATCAAAAACTATTTCAGTTTCAATAACCATTTGCTCCCCATTATTGAAGTTATAGTAAACATTCAATACATTTACTAAAACACCTTCATAGTAAACAACATATCTATTTTCGTCAATAAGATTAGCACCATCTAATTGCACCACTGAATATTTTTTCCCGTCTAAAGAAAAAGCATATAAAATTGGCACTTCAATTTCATTATAAAAACTAGTTTGTTCTTTTAATCGAGCCAAACGAAAACCGTTAGAAGTTCCTGATTTATCATCACTATATGTGAGCTCCACTACTTTATCAACTGTAAATTCACCATTAATTAAATCGGTAATTATTTCTTCATCAATAAAATCAATTACTTCTACAGTTAATTTCCGCAGTTCAATTCCCATGATTCGGTTTTCACGAACTTTACCAAATGGCTGCCAAATTTTAATATCAAATAATCCATCGGCTGTAAAAATATAATCAAATGTAATTTCAGCCTGATTTGTCGATGTATCAAAAACTAGTTTTTCCTGTGTTGTTGCATCTACTTTCCAGTTCGAAAAAATAACTAAATCATTATATAAAATTTCATATTTAAAAGGATTAATCCATAAATCAGGATCTAAGGCCGTAAGGAAATATTCATCTATCAAAGCAACTTTAAAACCTAAATTTAATTTTACTTTTTGCCCTTTGCTAAAAAATTTCTTTTCTTTAAGACTGGCAAACATCAAATCATTATGCGTGTAAGTAGCACTCCAATTTCCGGTAAAATAACCCGTACTAAAAAATGTAGCATAATAATCCGGTTTAGTACACAATACATGGTATTCGTTGTGTGCCATCCATCCCGAAGCATTAATAATAGGAATCACACCCGTAACAACCGCCCAACCATCATTCACTTCTTTACTTAAAGTAGCCGGAAAAGAAGGCTCTGTTTTTGCATGTGTGATTGTGATTTCGTTATACGGTGGAATAATTGTAACTACCGGAGTCACTAAGGCCGTAATATTTTTTAATAAGCGATTATATACACTTGTTCCCGTGAAATTCCCATTGGTATCATAAATTTTATAAACTACTTCGCGTACATGCCTGGTGTTGATTCCTTCAATATACCAGCGATTATCCGCTTGATAACATACGGATAAAGTATCTTTCAATAGTGTTTCCAGTATTTTATAAGCATCCTGTTTTTTTTCTTTATCCAAAAAAGTAGTGCCATCAATATAAATTGATTTCCATGATTTTTCGATAAAGTTTTCGATTGCAGGATTAAAATACAAATCCAATTCAATTCCGGTTAATTTCAAACACTGACAAAATATATCAATCACTGATTTTTCACGGGAATAATATTCATCAGCAAGGTACTTGCCTTTTAATCGCCCCAATCCATCAGTAGCCGTAAATGAAACAAAAAACGTAACATTTTTATACGGTTCCGAATAAAGATCCGGTAAGATATATCCTTGCCAAATTATACTATCATCAGCATCACTTTTGACCAAAACTTTATATCGGTGTTCGTCACCAGTAAAGAAACTGACAAAAGCCGCATCTTCGGCAGTTCTTGTCAACATATCAAAATTGAACTCACTGGTAACAATTGCCATTTCATCCTTAGTATCGCCACCATTCCATTTTAACACAATACCCGAAGCCGAAGCATTCTCGAGCACTAATTGTGTTAACGGACTTGTAGTATCTATAATGTCGATGTAATAGCTCATTATCTTGTTCTTAAATTACGGTTACTAGTTCGAGACATAATTAATTGTAATTTGTCACCACTTACTTCAAGATTTCCAATAATTTGCACTGCCACATCGCCAGCATTAACAGCAGAACTCATTGCACCATATACCGCTTTTTGCTGTTTGTTGTTTAAAACTAATTCGCCACTATTCACCCGCGCCAAAATCTTGTCACCATAAAAAGAAGCACCACCCACAATACCACCATTTGCGAAAGCTTGTGTTTTAGATCCCGCCGCATTACTTAAACTAGATTTTGCAAACGTCCCTATCGCAATCAAAGCAACACCCGCCGCAATAGCCACAACTGGATTTAAAGACTGCAAAGCCTTTTTAATTCCCAAAACTGCTAAACCTGTTGTAATTGCAATTTTACCAACCTGAATAGCCATATCGGCCAAAGTAGTTAGAAACAAATTACCTACAGACGAAAGCGAAACACCACCTTCTGCAAAAGAACCTATTAATTCTCCAAAATTTTCTGCAAAACCTTGTAAAGTACTTTGCCAAACGCTTGAAAACTGCTCGTTAAATACTTGTGCATTTGCAATCATTGAATCCTGTTCGAATGTCAAATTTTCTTTTGCCACACGAACAGAACTTGCTAAACGCTGCATCATTTCTTCGGTTGTAAGTACCGATTTAATGATAGTTTCCGGACTAAAATTTAAAGCTTTTGCAAACTCTACATTTTTTATCAACTTATTTGCTTCCGAAATTTGTTCTGCAGTTGTACCAACCTGGTCTCTAAATTCAATTAATTTTGCAATTTGTTGATCATATGATTCAATACTGCCAGCCGATAAAGCTGTAGGTAATAAATTATCAATAGGAGATAAATTATCCGGCGCTTTTGCTTTTACTGCCTTAGTAGCCGCTACAACATCAGGCGTTACTGTATCGCCTGTTAATAAGGCTAAATTTTGCTTATTTTTATTGTAGATCTCAGTAAGCAATTTAGCTTCATTATCATACTTTGCATTTTTACGGTCCAACGCTTCATTTGCAAATTGCATCAAACGATTGTTTTCTTCATAGAAAGCTTTTTCCGCTTCCCAACCTTGCGATATTGCCGTTTGTCTTTTGGCGTTATAATCAGCCAACGCTTTTTCACGTTCAAAACCCGCTTTGATTTTATCGGTTTGGTTTTGCTCTAATAAGCGAGAAGCTGCACGAGCTGTAGCACCCGAAATTAGAGCTGCATTGTATTTTTCTAAAGCAACACGTGCTTTATCTGTATTTATATTTTCTAAAGTCAGATTTCCTAAATACTCCGGTGAAATTCTATTGATTGCCTGAATCGCTTTTAATCGACTGGCTTTCGATTCATTTTCATTTCGGGCCGTAAGTAATAAATTTTCTAATTGTGCTTTCTGATCTACAATAGAAGCGGTTGCTTCATCAGTTACTGTTTGCACTAATTTTTGAGAATCCGAAAGCGTAACTAAAGATTTAGCTGCTTTATCTGAGTTACTAAATAATACCAACATGATTCCACCCAACAAAACAATTCCAGCTAATAAAGGCACTATTGCACCGGATAAAATTGTAAAGCCAGCGACTACAGCCGGTATTATAGATAAAACCGCACCAATTGCTACCAGCAAAGGACCAATAACCGCTACCAATCCCGCAATTACTACTATTGTTGTTTTAGTACCCTCGGATAGGCTTGAAAATGCTTTTACTTTTTCATTAATAACCGTAATTACTTTTGTAAATAATGGTAATATCACGGCTCCAAGTTGTTGCCCTACTTGTTTTAAACTTTCAGTGAAGATTCTTGTTTGGTTCGCTGCACCACCTTGTGTACGTTCAAAATCGCCCTGGGCATTTTTAGTAACCGAAAGAATATAATTGTAACGCAATTGTACCTTTTCGGCTTGCGTCATTGTTTCATAGGATTTTTTAATACCAGAATTTAAAGCAAATTGCTTCAAATTAACTTCTGTCATTACTATACCTAGCTTTTTAAGCGATTCTGTTTCTCCGGTAAAAATTGCAGATATTGCAGTATTTGCAATATCAATAGAGATGTTTTTGAACGAGGCTAAATCACCGGCTAATCCTACCAAAGAAGTTGACATTTTAGCCGCTTGTCCTGTAGTTAAACCCATGGAGGTTCCCATATCGCCATAAGCAGCCGCCATATCTAGAGCGGTACCTTCGGCAATTCCTGCAGTTGTTAAAGCTGTTTTCGAGAATTCTTTTACTTCGGAAGAAGAAGATTTAAAAGCAACATCTACTTTGTTTAACGATTCGTTATAATCGCTGGCAAATTTCACCGCTGCTGCACCGGCTGCTAAAATAGGAAGTGTAACATAAGCCGACATCGAACGTCCTACTTGCTGGAACTTTTGCCCCACTTTGTCGATAGTTCTTAACGAGTTCTGCATTTCTGTAGAAAACTCCCTAAGATCCACTGCAAATCGAATGTTGATACTTGCTAATGATGCCATTTTAGTACTTTTAATGAATGGTTAAAAGTACTTTTAGGGTATTTTAAAAAGGGTTAAATAATTTAACTTTGTTCGTTTTTACATATTAAAAAACCCAAACGATAGTGTTTGGGTTTTCTAACTAAATAAAAAAAATAAAAATAAAAAAAGCACTACATCCTACATATCTATTTTTTTGGCCGCATCTTGTCGGTCCCAGTATTCCTGCATTCGTAACAAATCAGATTCGATTGTTTCTGCTTTCTTTTGGGCTATTTCCTGCAGTTGTTTTCGTTCCCAGTCAAAAGTAAGAATGTCGTGTTTTTCGGTTCCTTTTTCAAGATAAGGACCCATTACCGCATAGAGTATTTCACGTGTCATTACCCATCTTTCTTTTGAAAAAGCCTCTTCTTTTTTTCGGCTGCCATTTACAGCGTTAAAAAACGAACGATACGTCATACTATACAATTCCTGATACGACATTCGCAATTCACCTAAACCAATTTCTTCTAATCTGTCCCAGGTGTAAGGTTCCTCCGGTTTGTCACTTTCGTGACTATCTACTTTCCCTCTTCGGCCGGTTCATTTTTAGGCAAAGAGTTTATAATTGCTGCCAAAAAAATCTCTAAATCTTTTGGATCCTTTAAGAATTCATCAAGGATATCCAATCCTTTTAGACCTTCGGTTTCTCCTCCACATTCGATAGCTGCAATAATTATTTCTTCTAAAATATCCATTTGCTCAAACGTGAGTTTCCCTTCGGGATTATCCAAAACAGCCATTTTTTGTACCACTTGATCAATATCCGGTAACTGCCATTTTTTACCCAAAATCCTTAAAAGTTTCAAGCCGAAAGATAGCTTGAAACTTTTTTTTCCTAATTTTAAAGTGATATCATCCATTAAACAGCTACTGATGTTTCAAAATCGCCGTTTCCTTTGAATGAAGCATCGCCTGTAGCTACACCATTTGTTCCTGCAGTCATATTCAAACCTTCAATAAATGTATTTCCGGTTACGATTACATCGCCTGCAATATCCGTTGTAAATTGAACTTCTACTTCAGAACCTGCTTGATAGGTATCTAAGATTTCTTTGGTACCAATTTGCGTTGTAGAAGCATCCGGTTTGTTCGCCACCAAAAAATTAGTAGAAACACCCCAGGTGTAATTCCCTGGTGTCACTTGCTCACCATTTGTATCTTTGGAAGCGATGCTTTCCATGTTTCGTGATGTGGTAAACGAACACTCCGTAGCATGAAAGATTGTTTTTCCATCTACTCTAATTCTTAGATTTTTTCCAGCATAGGTATTTCCTGCCATTTTAAAACTTATTGAAATTAATAATTCCCACAAAAGACTGATCTAGTTCTACAAATTCAATTTCAGAATTTAACCAATCATAATTTTCTTTGATAATTGGTTTCATTTGGTCCAAAAATTCTACGCATTTGCGATAGCTGTTTTGCTCAAAATAAAACAATAAAGTTACCATTGCCGAATCGCCATCTTTACTTTGCCCGGATTGTTCTTTTACAATATAATTTGCAAAAGGATACACTTCGTCAGCAGAAGAAACTATAGGCGAAAGCCTATCGCCCATTACGTTTGTAAAAACGGTTTGTGCTAATAAAAATGCAGTTAATTCGTCGGAAAGCTCTAGCATTAGTTACTTAATTTATTGATTCTACGTTGGATAAAATTGGTTAGTCTTTTTTCTGCATCAGCAGTCATTTGTCCTTTGTTTCTTTCGTAAGCGATATCCATAAACGGAATTCCTTCAACACGACCTACTACATTTCCTTTTCGTTTATTAGTCACACGCGCCAAAACACTTTTTTTGCGACCACTTTTCAGTGTTTTATTATTATTTTGAGCATTGCGATAAATAGCGTGCCCGCCGTGTACCATATGACCATACCAACCATCGTTTCCATTCTTTGCACGCGGACCTACTAATATCATAGGATTTACAGACTTTGCCGTAATTAAACCAATTGCCTTTTTAAGGTTTCCCGAAGCGATTTTCTTTCTACGGGCAATATGTGATTTACTACTTATTGGCGCTGCACTTTTGGCCGCTAAAACAGCTGGTCGCGCTACTTGTCTAAGAATAAGAAGTACTTCTTTTTTCTTATCCTTATCGTTTCCGAACTCTTGAATCTTTGCTTTGAGTTCCGGAAAACCCGAAACGCTTATCCCTAGATTACTCATTGTTTTTCACGATTAATTGTAAGTGCGATTTTCTGCCAATTTCTACGACATTAACCACATCGTATAATTTTCCTTCATAGATTAATCCGAGTTGATTTTTCAAATCATTCACCGTTTGATTATATCGAATAGTAAATTTTTTGTTTACCAAATACCTTACTTTTCCTTCTATATCTTCATTTCCTGAAACATCAACCATCGCCGCCCATGGTTCCGCAATTACTTCCTGAGTAACTTCTTTTTCATTAGTAGAATTTCGTGTTACCAAAAATTTAACTATTGAAACTTTGCGGTTCATTTGCCCGATGAAAGGTTTTTCCATTAGAATTTTCTATAAGGTCTTAGTAAATTATTTGATGCCGGACTATTGCCTTGTTCGCGATCTTCTCTTCTTTCATAGAAATCAGACAAACGCAATTTAATAGCTTGTATAATTGGTTTTGGACATTCTGCTAACGAGAAGCCTTGCTTAATTGTGACTATAACTGCATCATCACGTTTATCTGTTTCCGGTTGTGAAAGAAATTTAATATCGAAACATTCTATTACGTTTGATTTTCTCAACTTGTACTGATCTGCTGCTAAAAGCGTCAGTGTAGTTTCTCCTGGTTTGTAATATTCAATCTTTGTGATAACATCATTTTCATAATTACGCTCGAAGATTATTTCGTTTGAAAATCCGTTACATTCAAGTACTAAATTTCGTTCCGAAATAGATCTATTGATATAATCTTCACAGGCCGCTTGTGCCGCACTACTATAAGACTCTATCTCATCATTTTCCTCTTCGAAAGCTTGTTCCACACGCAATTGTTTTTTGGCTTGCGCCAAAGTTACAAGTGCCAGTGGACCAGTTATCGTTGTATAAAAATGCGTTACCATAAGATTGTTTTTTTTTTATTTTACCAATTCAGCATAACCCGCATCAACAATTTCTTGTGCTTGTAACGCTGGAAGCGAAGCTTTTTCGCCCACATTATATCCTAATTTGAATAAACCTGTTGGCGATAGCAAAAATTTAATTTTTACTAATTTTTCTTTTATTGGTGCTACCGGTTTTGCATTTTCTGCAGTTACTGCCGGAGCCACTCCTTCAACTGTTGCTGTAGCAACTTTTTCAACAACTACCCCTTCTAAAGGAGCAGTTGTATCTAAAGTCTCACCCATTATGCAGTCAAAATATCTTTAACAACTGTAAATGCTTTTGGTTGTTTTACTACAACATCCATAAACAAGTTTACCGTTACTTCGATTAAACCTTCTTTTTTACGTGAAAATTCATCTACTGATAAATCCATGTAACCCCATTGATTGATTAACATTTGAGAGAAATCTCCAAATATTAAAGCAGAACAAACACCAGTAGAAGTCCCTTTTGACAAATCTGATGGAATGTGGTTTGAAGCTACAGATGGATATCCGTTTACTTCACCCGTTTTATCCATAAGATAGTTTAGATCACCCGCAGTGTGTTTTGTTTTTTTCAACTTACCACGTGTTTTAGGATTCACTACATAGCTCATTTTAGCACTGTTAGCATTGGCTACATAAACACCTGTTTCAGCATCTACAATCATATCCCAAGTAGGAACAGCACCATTAGTTCCCATAGCCACAGCATTAGTACCTGCTACATTCAAGATTCCGAAAGGCTGTCCTGTACCCGTTCCGTTAATAGCAGTAGCATCTAATTTGTTTTCGATGGCTGCATTAATTTCTTTGATGGTGTACATTTCGATATCAATACTAGATTGCATCAAGTTTTGTAACGAAATAGGCACTGTAACTGATAATCTTTTTGGAATAGAATCCAAATAACCGTACACATTCGCTGTTTCCGGAGTTGTATCTGTTTCACCTTCCCAAGACGCCACGATACCACCTTCATTTTTCGGGAAACGAAGATTTCCTTGTAAACCTGTCAAATAACCAGCTCCGATTTTTTTCATCAAAGGTTCCGGTCTTAAAAAGTCGATTGGCGATTGCAATTCAGTTGCTACCAAATTACCACCATTCGCCCCTGAGTTACCAGTAACGGTTTGTGTTGCTCTCGTTTCAAAAGCAAAACCACCACCTGCAGTAATACCCGCTTCGGTTGCTGCTTTGATTGCACGTTGGTGCATTTCTAATTCAGCACCAGCCAACGGTAAATTTCCGTTTACTAATTGTGAACGAATTGCGCGGTGCAACGAAAAAGTTCTTTTTTCTTTTGTTGGTTTTTCACCTTCTTTTTTGAAATCTACACCTTCACTACCTTCTAATGAACGAAGATTTTCTTCGTATGCTAAAGCATCGGTATATTTTCCAGAGATTCCTTCGATTTCAGTTTGCAAAGCACGAAACTGTGTAGTTTCTTCTTCGGTTAAACTTCTTTTTTCTTCCGTTGCTTTTGTATGCAACGCTTTTTGAGCTTCAATCTTTTGAGCTCGTTCTTGTAAAAAAATAGCAGATTTTTTCATTTGCTGTTTAAAAATTAGAGTTAATAATAATTTGAGCGTCAAAAGCGTTGAGCTCTTTTTGGTTGTCCTGTCTTGTATTTTCGATTACAGGAATTTCTTTTATTGTGGCACGAATTTCTTCGATAGTTTGCATTTCACGTTTCAAAGCTTCGGGATTAGATCCTATTGGCACGATGGACCATTCGAGTAATTCTTGTTCATCGAAATAAATCATATCTCTATTTTCGCCTAACTTTTCATCGCCCCAATGTCCTTTTTTTGGATTGGCACCAATGGAAGCCATGCGAAGGGTTCCGGCTTGTATTTTTTGCCAAACCTTTTCAGCTACTGGATTGATTTCGGCACTTTCGAAACGAACAACTGCAATCAATTGATTGCCATCTACTCTTACTTCGGATGTACCAATTAACATATCCGGATTATCAGAATGCGATTTATGCGCATAAAATACTACTGGATTTTTTTCGTAGCGTTTTAAATCCCAACCCGAAATTTTAAAAACAGTTCCGTATGTATCCGGTGTTTCATCAGAAATCACAAATTCAGCTTCGCGATCGCTTTTATTTTTATCCGATAATGCCCGAATTACCGCTTCACGGATTACAGGTTTATTTAGATTGATTTCCATTTTTAAGTGGTTGTATTAAATTATTAGCTATTTGTTTTTCTGTATAAGTATTGACCGGAGTTAAATATTCATTTAATAATTCCGGACCATCATTCATATCTTCTAATTGGCGCACTTCATTTCTACTCATCCAGCCACCGTTCACGGCTTTTCCGTAATATTCACCACGCGATTTAATATCTGAGCGAAGCAATACATTCATGTTTCCACGCACATAATAGCCTGATTTTATTTCGGTAGGTAACAGCATTTTTTTAGCGTATTCCTGCTCAAAATTGGTGATGTGCGGTTGTATGGTATCCGAAACGTGATCTAGTGATTGTTGCTCAATATTATTATTGGTAGATTGCTGTAATGACTTGATTTTGTGCGGTGCGATGTTTAACCAACGCGCAATATCTTCAATCGAGAATCGGGATTGCTCGATGATTTGTGCTTCTTGCGGTGTGATTGTAATGGCTTTCCACTTCATACCTTCATCGAGAACTGCTACACGCGTAGCGTCTTTTTCGGAGAAAGCAGCTTTTATTCCTGCAATTATAGCAGGCTTTCCAGCGGTGATTGTTTTATCACTTTCAACAACCCCTTGGCGAACGCCTTTATTTTGGAAATTGGTTGCCGAAAATTCCTGAACTTCGATTGCCAGGTTCAATTGCTGTGCTGCATTTGTAATTACAGAAACACCTACAATACCATTGTGAGAGAAGTTTTTGAAATGCAATACTTCGGATGCCAGAAGCGGTTGTGAATAACCTATGACATCGTATAATAATTCTCCATTTTTTATACGAATATCTTTCACGCGGTCCCAATTGATAAAATCAGTTGAAACAGGTTTACCGGAAGGATTTGTATTTATTTTCGCCAGGGCGTTCCCTTTTAGCAATACTGATATTGCCATTGTTTTACGAAAAATAAAGGAAGTCATTAACGAGTTGGGCTCGTTTGCAATTATTATGTGTGCGGGATGATCGCTTTTTGAAATGCGATTGGAACCCTCTTTTTGATAGACTGCAAAAGGGATTTTTGCGATATCATTAGATATCTGATCTACACCGTTGTAAAATGCGGAAAGCTTCAAAGCTTTGGTAGGATTCATTCCCAAAGCTCCGGATGTACCTAACGAGAAAATGCCGTTTCCAAAAGTTCCAAAAAAGGAATTATCGGAAGCAGCACTTCGTTTTTGTGATGTGAACATTTCGCTAAAAGCACCGTTTAAACTCATTACACTATGGTTTGAAGTGTAAAAGTATTAGTATGGTTGACTAGAAATGGTTAAATAATTTAACTTTTGATTGAAGGGTTTATTTAAAAATTAAAGTTATTAGAATTAATCCGATTACTGCTCCACAACCGGCACCTAATGCATAGGTTATTTTTAGAGCTCATCACCGATTTTAAACATTACTTTACGCAGTAATTCTTCAGTTTTTAATTTTGTTGTATCTCCGAAACCAATAAACTCAATTGTAATAGTTATTTTTTCAGAATCTTGACTTCCTAATGATCTTACATTATTATAATCTACATCAATATTTCTTCTCGCTTTAGGTCTTTGAATATTTATTGATTCTCGAATAAATTTTGCTTTCATATTTTTTATTTTTTAAAAATTAAAGTTATTAAAATTAATCCGATTACTGCTCCACAACCGGCGCCTAATGCATAGGTTATTTTTTGATTGATTGTTGATATTGCTACTTTTGAAACATTGAATGCCCAAAGCAAACTTATTAAAAAAGAAACTATAAAAACTCCGATGTAAATCCCTTTCGAGATCAACATCGTGTTTATAGCTACTAATCCTATTTGGAAAAACGACTGGAAGAATATTTTCATTTTATTTTTTTTTAGAATTTATAATACCATTCGTCTTTTACTTTTTCGAAGGTATATTTTAGTTTGCCAACTGCTACAGTAACCGTTTCAGCATTGTAAATTTTAGGTTTTGGCAGTAGTTTTATTGCTTTGGCGATATTATCTGTTTTAAGTTGTTCTGATTGGGGATTTTTTTTGGGTGACATATAATTATTTTAAATTTTTGATTTCGATTTTAATGTAAAAAAAAGCGGTTAGAAATTCGATGCCAATAAGTAGCACTACCAGGATATACCGAACGGTATTGGTCCGGATAAAATCGAGTTCAAAAAGGGCACTGGTAAGAAATGCCAGTAGGAATGTGAGTAGAATAATAGCGGCGATTTTCATTTTTGTTTGGGTTTATTATAATAATTGGTTATGACTTTAAAGGAATTGAAATCGGAATACCGATAGTGACCAAATAATTTATGGTAATTTTCATTTACGGTATTGAATGCTTCTTTGTTTGATTTTGCTATTTTTAGCTGCTGAAAAAAAGCGTTGTAAAATCCTTTTCGGGTAGATAATTCCCTCATTTCCTGATTTTCTTTTTCGAGTTTGGCGATGTAAATTTGTTGGGCTTTAGCTTCGGGATTCATTCTTTATTTAAATTTAGAGTTAGCAGATAAATTGTGTATCTTCTCGGTTATAGATACTTTCATTTGTTTCTTCGGGTGTTGACATGGAACCACCTAATGCGTTGATTGTCGCTATAATTCCATCGACACGGCGACCATTTGCTCCGGAACGGCCTTTATGCACTTTGAGATTGTCATTTGCATCTGCATAAATTACACAGGACGCCAGCATCCAAGCCAAAGCGGGGTTTCCATCGTGTTTTATTTTTCCGGAATACACTAATTTTTCAAATTCTTTGGTAGGTGCTGAAATCGTTCCGATGGCTTGCGAAAATTCAGAAACGTTCAAACCACTTTCTTGTAATTCTTGAATTAATTGCGTGGCATTGTAACGGTCGTATTCTAATCGGATTACTTTGTGCTCATTGTAGGTCGATTTTATAATATCGGCAATTACAAAATAATCTATAACATTTCCTGGTGTGGCAATTATATAACCCTGGTCTGCCCAATATTGATACGGTACACGATCTTCTTTGGAACGCTTTTCGATTGTATCTTTTGGGCAAAAAAGCCAAATTTTAAGGTATCTTTCGCCTAATTCATCCGGTTCTGAAAGTATGGCATACGCACTTAAATCTGTTGTTGTAGATAAATCAAGGCCCGCATAAGCTCCGTATTTTATAAATTTTTCCATTGGGATTTCATCTACTTTATTTTTCATCCAATCCTCATTAAAAATCCATGAAAACTGCTGATCTACCCACATATTCAAATTTTTAGTTTTGAAATTTCGAATTTTAGAAGGTTGGTTTAGTGCTTTTACAAATTCTTTTTCGATTCCCTCGAGCGCTAAACCATTTCCGAGCAACGGATTTGCTTTGATCCATAAATCCTTATTTTCCCAAGATTCAGGCGTTTCTAAATCTTCCTGGTCTATGTCGTGAATCATTATCCAAAGTGAGTGATCTATATTTCGGCCTTCTAAAACTTCGATTACAGAATCTTCATAGTTTTTGCAAGCGGATTGCACGTTTGCACCTGCAGTTGTTATTTGGTAAATTAACGGCTGTGCTCTTTGCACGGTAGAAGATTCAAGATTTTCTTTTACGGAATCATCTTTGTGGGCGTGGTATTCATCAATGATTCCAACGTGGCAGTTGATACCATCCTGTGTTTTGGAATCGCCCCCCAACGGCATCATAGTTGAACCTGTACTTTTGAATCCAATTATTTTTTGAAGGCAATAAAAGCCCATTTTACGTAAAGCGGGATTTGCCACGGGACTTTCGATGTACATTTTGGCTTGTTTCCAGCAGATGCGCGCTTGCTCTTCTTTTGTGGCCCCAACATACACCTGTGCTTCCATTTCGAGATCAAACGATAGGGCATATAATGCAAGGCCCGCCATTTCAGCTGTTTTTCCGTTTTTTTTGGCTCTTTTATCATAAACGGTATTGATACGGCGAAAACCTGTTTCAGCATTTATCCAACCGAAAACATTATACATTGTAAATTGCTGAAACGGTGCCAATATGAACGGTTTTCCCGCTAATTTTCCTATGGTATGGTTTAAAAATGTAGGGAAGAAACTAAGGATTCGCATTCCTTTTTCATGATCTAGGATAAAGCCATCTTTTTCGGCATTTTCTAACCAGGTGTAAAAACGGTCCACGGCTTGCTTGACGCGTTTTCCGACTACTATTTTCCCATTACGCACATCATTCGCATACTGAAAAGGAACTGAATTAAGTTGTTGGGGCGTTGGAATCATAAAGTTTGCAAGTTATTTTGTTTAATTTAGATTATAATGAGGAAAACCGTAAAAGGGTTAAAATTTTAAATTGCAAATTGTAATTTTTGCAGTGTTTTACTCGATGTATGCGTGTAGATTTCGGTTGTTTTTCTTGAACTGTGTCCCAATAGATCACCAATCAATTTTAAGTCGGTTCCTTTTTCATATAAACCAGTCGCTGCACTATGCCGTAAGGTATGCATGTGGTATTGTTTACCTAAGTACTTCTTAACGATACTGTTGCAACTACCGGAAGAATATTGCAAACTAAATTGACCGTTAAACAGATATTCTTTTGGTAGATATTCTACGTAATACAAGCGGATTATTTCTCTAACTTTTGGTGTTAACGGCACTATCCTGTCTTTTTTCCCTTTGGCTGCTTTGATTTTTATTTGCATTAAAGGGCTGTTTATGTCGGATAATTTTAAGTTTAAAACCTCCGAAACTCTTAAACCAACGGAAGAAGTTAACGCGATTATTGCTTTGTGCTTTTTGTTTTCGATTTTATCAATCATTAAAACCAATTCGTCAACATCGATCACTAATGGGATTTTCTTTTCTTTTTTAGCATAAGGAATGAATTCGAATTTTCGGTTTTGCTTTATTGTCAAAACGTAAAATTTTTTGATTGCAGAATGCATCGCATTTTGTGAGTTCACTTCTTTAGCGTTCAATAAATAATTTTTTATCTCTTCGGCCGAAATATGCTTTGGACTGGCTTTTTCTTTGAAATACTCCAGGAATAATTTTATTTGATTGCTGTAGTTTTTTATGGTCTCTTTTGAGAAGTGAATAAATTTCAAATCTCGCTCAAAGTTTTGGATGTAGTTTGCGGAATTCATAAGCTTAGATGTTGATTTTATTGGGTTATTTGGTAGGTGAGTATATGGGAGCGTTATAGGCAAGACTACGTTAAAGCAGAATCATCAAACATTACATTAGTTCCAAACATTGGTTGTCGTCCGAAATTAATAGGGAATAAGTCAAAAACATTATGACATTGCAGTCTGTACCACGCTTCATTATTTATTTGTAATTCTCGGCTTTTAATACAAGTATTAATGTAGTCTTGACCTACTGTTTTTTTTAAATGTTCCCATCCATTTTCAGTTATTTGGATGTACATATATTCATTGATATTAAATTTTTTCATTTTGTTTATTTTTAATTATTAATTAATTATTGCCGTCCTGCCTATAACAGCGGTTACATTTCAGCAGCCAAAATCTAGCAACCGCATAGGCTGCCGAAATTGTAGCCGCAAGCGTTAGCGGTCAGTTTGGTTGGCAGTTAAAATAGCCTAACCAAATTTTTTGACGTGCTTCACATAAATTAGACAATTGAACTCCTAAATTATATTCCTTCATTGGGTTTGGGTTTTCATTTTCTATTTCATAAACTAATTCCTTTTCTTTTCTATCAATTAAATCAAGAAACAAATCAGGAATTTGTGTATTCATTTCTTTAATTTTTGCATTATGGTATAATTCAGCAAATTCAACCATTTTACCAGCTAATCCAGCATCAGTGATTACAATTTTATGCCATTCACTTTTTTCTATTAATTCATTTAAAAATTCAAATGCGTTCATCTTGTTTAGTGTTATAAAACCGAACCGCTAACAGTCGCTATATTTCAGCGTTTTATTTAGTGGAATTATCAGTGGTTAATAATATTTTGTTTTCGGCATAAAATTCACGGTTACAAGCCACGCCGAAATTATAGCGACGAACCGTTACAGGAAATGATTAGAAACTGCATACACAATTGAAATCATCTTCGGTTTCTAATTCCATTTCAATAGTTCTTGGTAATTCTGATAATTTTACTAAATCAGCAATTGATTTGTGACCACGAAACGAAACGCTATTATATTTTCGTTCTTCTTTTTCAAACCATTCAATAAATCTTGTGCCATGTAATATATTTTCAATTAAATTATTATCTGATTTTTTCCAGCACAATTCACAGTTACCATATTTACCGTGCATTTCTAATTTAAACGGTTGTTTTTTCCAATATTTATTTAAGTCTAATTGTGATATTGGTGTATAAAAATCAGTCAATAAAGGAAAAATCTTTTGCTTTTGCTCTTTGATTTCAGCCCACGAAATTCGCTTTGGCATATCTTCTTTTCTAAATCCTATTGCTATTTTATATTTATTCACTCCAAAAATATCATCACATAATTTTTTAGCAGGAAGCGTTTTTAAATTTTCAGAACAATAAGGTGCATCTTGGTTTGGTAATCCCTCAAATATTCCTTTGTTTTTATGTTCAATCATTTTAGAGAATGGCTTTGCAGTCATATTCATATTTTCCCAATCAACAATTTTATATTTAACTCCAGTTCCTAAATCATTTGAATAAACACCTTCAATTTTAACTATTGGCATTTCCCAATACTTTTCAATATTTTTTAGGAAATCAATTGTTTCTGGTCTTTCCATTCCTGTATTGCAAAACACAAATACTTTATCATAATTAGCGTATTTTTCATTCGTTTGAATATGTCTTGCCATCATTGCGGAACTTCTACCACCCGAAACAGTTACCATTAACGACCCATCACTTCCTGTAACAGCGGTTTTGAGCAAGCGGGCATCAGTTTTTAATTCAGTCATTTGGTGTGTTTTTAATATTGGTTATTAATTCAATTATTCGGTTTTATTTTCCCGCCTGCACAAAGCCGCAGGACGTTATCCATGACTTGCATTAAGGAATTTTGTAAATAAATCCGGAGAATCATCTGTTTCTTTGCTATCAACTAATTTGCTTCGGTCCTTGAAGCTAAATCCAAAATGTTTTGATAACTCATTAATTTCCTTGATCATCTTTTCACGAATTGTTACAAATCCGGAAACATTTGTGGCACCGCCTTTAAAAGTTTGAATTAAACCACCGTGAAATCCTTGTTTACGAATTTCTTGTTCAGCCTGTATATAATAATCTACAGATGTTGCTAACTGGTGTAGATGTATCAGGTCGGGTTTTGTTAATTTTCGAGTATCTATCAATTGTTGCCCAAAATATTCATACCAATATTTTTGCTCTTTTGATAAATCAAATTTTGAATTTGGCGCTGGAAGTTTTTTTAAAATCTCGTAAAGATTTTTATTCACTTCTACAATTTCACCATCACCTTTAATAATCTTTAAATTCCCCATACTATTATATATTAACACATTACACCCCCCTACCTAAATAAACACACCGAATGACTGA